GATGAGGTGATGTTCCGCTCGGGCACCCAGGATGGGCAGGCAATCGCTGGCCTCTGGGCCGATCTCGTGCTGGTCAACGAGCCGCCCATGAGGGAGCGGTGGGGCGAGATTATGCGCGCCGCCGCGCTGAAGAATGCGCCCGTGCTCGTGGGCTTCACGCCCGTAGACAATCACGGGGTCAGTCGCGACGTGACATGGCTGCGGGAGATTGTGGAGGCTGGTGGCTCTGCGTGGTCGCAGCACGTGGTCGTGCTCTGCCCTGAGAACGCACCGCACCGCCGACCCGAAGACGTGGCACAGCAGATCGCGGACATGCCGCCTTGGGAGGTAGCGCAGCGCCGTGACGCTGAGTGGGAGGGTCCAGCACCTGAGCGCACGCTCTCTGCGTTCGGTCCTCAGCACGTCTTCACCGCGCGAGCTGGCGAGTGGGATGCCCTGCCCGACGTGCCCGAGGGTGAGGAGCTGCGGATCGGCATCGCCGCCGACCACGGAGAGAAGGCGAACAAGGAGGTGGTGATCCTGTACGCCTACTGCGGCAAGGGCGAGGACCTCCGGTGCTGGGTGCTGGACTGCTACGTCTCGCCCGGGGTCACGGGCATCGGGCAGGACGCCGAGGGCGTGATTCAGATGCTGACCCGTTGGGGGCTGACGCCTGACCACTGTGATGAGGCCATCGGGGACACGAACAGCAGCGGCAAGGGCGACATGACGAGCCGCACCGTCAACGAGGCGTTCTCCAACGCCTTCAAGGCGCTCGGATACTCGCTCCGCATGAAGCCAGCTGACAAGGGCGCAGGCTCCGTGGGACTCGGCGTGCGCGTGCTGAACGACGCCTTCGCGCGGATGCGCCTGTGGATTTGCACCCAGGCTGCGGAGATTCGACGCGCTGCCGAGCGATGGAACGGGAAGAACGACAACCACAAGGACAAGGTTGACCCGCTGCGATACGGGCCTGGGGCGCTGTTCAAGGCGTGGCGCGAGTCATCACGGAGCCGCCACGTTCCCGGGGTTGCGCCTATCGAAACGGACTGGTTCGGCGGCGGAAGCATGTGGGAGGGAGAGTTCTAGCGCTTGCGCCCCAGCAGACCTGCGCTATACCCTCGCACCGTGAAGTCTCCCGCCTGGACCCTGAATGTCACCGCCGAGGACGTAGAGCGCGCGAAGCGCACGGGGCAGTCTGTGTCCGTGTTCGCCTCGGAGGCTTACGGCTTCGCGGAGTCTATCCCCGCCAAACTCCCGCGACGGGACTACACCCCGCCCGATGTGTACGTCGGCGGCGGTCAGGTGGACTTTGACCACAACCCGAAGCTGGACATGGCCGACTGGTTCGGCTCCTACGGGGACATCGGGTACCGAGATCAGATGATCCGCGAGTGGGGTTGCCTCCAGGCGGCGACCCTCGCTTGGACTCTGACCACCGTCTCTCGGTCGTGGACCATCGACCCGCCGAAGGGCGGTGATGCCAACGATCTCGCGATTGCCGAGGCGACTCGGGACCTGATTCAGAGCCACTACACAGGCGGCATGCTCGGGCTCGTGATGCAGTTCGCGGGCCTGCCCTTCGAGGGCTTCGTCCTCGGCCAGCCCTACTATCCCGTCGATCCGGGCATCACGATCTTCGGTGCTGATGGACGCACGTTGCGAGAGGGCGCACACGTTCTCCAGATCGCACCGATCCCCGCGTGGAACGTGGACCAGTGGCGCGAGGAGGAAGGGCGCAACGGTCAGCGGACCTGGGGCGTCGAGGTCTACAACGTCGGCCACGACTACACCGCACCAGACCAGCGGTCGGAGAACGTGATCTTCAGATCGGACCAGCTCGTCCATGCGCGGTTCATGAACCGCACCGACAACCCCGCCCCATATGGCCTGCTCCGCTCGGTTTGGGCTCTGTGGCAGCAGGCGCGGACCTTCCAGAAGCTGCGTGCGAACGGATGGCAGAAGGCGGCGTTCGGGATTCCCGAGATCGTCACCACGCCCGAGGCCAACCCAGGCGACGTGGACAAGGTGAACCGCATCGTCGGCAACCTGCGCGCGGGGGCACTGGCGCGCTTCTCCCTGCCGCCCGGGTACATGGTCAAGTATCACGAGGTCCCGTACCGAGCGGGTGACCTCGACCGCACGCTGTCCGAGCTGGAGAAGTCCGCTGCGACTGCGCTGTTCACGCAGCACACGCTGACAGGTCGCGACAACGGCACCCAGGCGCTCCACGGCTCGCAGAAGCAGGAGTTCCATCAGCTTGCGGGCATCGTCGCCAAGACGATCCAGCAGGTCCTCAGCAAGGGGCCGAACAGCCCCATCCGCCGACTCGTCACGCTCAACTTCGGTGCGCTGGACTCCTATCCGGTCCTCGACTACGGCCCCGCCCCCATCTCGGACCCGCTGACCTTCATCGAGTCGATCGACAAGGCGTCCGCCGCGGGCTTCCTGAACCCGGACGTGACCGTCGAGGAGCGCGTGCGCTCTGCGCTCTCGCTGGCAGAGATGCCACAGGAGACGCGCGACCAGTGGCGGGCGCGGTTGGAGAACGGCGGGATGGTGCCGGACATCCAGCCCCCCACCGTGCGTGATGGTGGCGGTGCGTCTGATTCTGGCGAGGAAGACGAAGCCGACGAGGAACAGAGCGACGTTCAGCCGGTCGCCGCCTCCGAACCCGCACCCGCAGCCGCGGCGTTCATGAGGCGCGCGGCCCGCGCTTTGGCAGAGGCCGAGCAAGCGCCGCGCATCGTGGGGGATATTTACCAGTACGGACCCAAGGGGCGTGCGGTCCGACCCGTTGAGACGATCCTGCGCTTCTCGGAAACGAAGGGCGTCAAAACAGCTGGCAAAGACGAGATCGGGCAGATGCTGGAGTCGTGGCGTCTAGCTATCGCTCCCATTTACGGGCGCGCGCTGGAGCAGGCTGAGACGCTCGCAGACGTTGACGACATCCCGGTGCCCGGGGTGGATGCGTTGACCCGTGACCTCGTTCCGGTGCTGCGCCGCGTTTACAAGGCGGGCGGGATCGCCGTCGAGAACGAAGCCGAGCGGCTGGAGGATGACCCAGACCTCGCTGAGGAAATCGAGGAGGGTGAGCGTTCCGAAGTCCCCCAGACGCTCGCAGAATCCGACACGCACACACCTCCGAAGGGCGTCAGGGAAGCTGCCCGGCGCGCGCTCGAAGTGCGGGCAAGCAAGCCTCAGAGCCAGCGCGGGATGACCCCTGTGGGCATCGCTCGCGCTCGCGACTTGGCGAACGGCAAGCCCATCAGCGTGGCGACGATCCGCCGCATGCAGTCCTACTTCGCACGTCACGAGGTGGACAAGAAGGGCGCGACCTGGGACGACCAGGGCAAGGGGTGGCAAGCGTGGCACGGCTGGGGCGGTGACGCTGGCCGCTCGTGGGCGAACCGGATCATCCGGTCCGAGCAGGCGCTCGCCGAGCATGCGAGCACCCCCGCGCCTCCTGCGGATCGTATTCGCGGATCACGCAGGAACCCAGAGGGCTCAGCCTCGGGCCGACGTGGTGGGATCAAGATCTCCGAGACCGTCGAGAAAAGCCTGCGCAACAAGGTCGAGGAGCACAACGAGAGCCGGACCAGCGCCTCTCGCCGCGTCGATCTGGGCATGCTGAAGGCGGTCTACCGCAGGGGAGCGGGTGCTTACTCCGTGTCGCACCGCCCCGGCATGACGCGAAACCAGTGGGCGATGGGCCGGGTCAACTCGTTCCTCCGTAGGGTCGCCAAGGGCTCGGGGCACTCGCAGGACGACGACCTGCTGCCCGAGGGGCACCCGAACAAGCCCAAGAAGATGTCGGAGCACTCGGCGTGTCCTGCGGCGACTCAGAACGTCCAGATCAACACGCGCAACCGAGACGCGACCGTCCGACAGTTCGGGTATGGGCCTTTGAACGTGGACCGCCCTGGGGACTTCTGGGAGGAGATCGCGGAAGCCTGGGACACGTCCGAAGAGGCAGCTCGGCAGAGCCTCTGCGGCAACTGTGTCGCCTTCGACATCTCCCCGAGGATGCAGGCGTGCATGCCCGGCCCGGTCTCCGACGACGACGGGCGGCTCGGGTACTGCCACATGCACCACTTCAAGTGCCATAGCGCGCGGACGTGCCGCACGTGGGCGAAGGGTGGCCCAATCACGGACGACGACGTCTCGCTGCAGTGGCAGCAGCGGGCCATGGCAAACTCGGACCACGTCCACGGACCCGGGTGCGGATGCGGCTCGCCAGTCAAGAGCCTCGACTCGCGTAGTCTGATGGATCGCATGGTCTGCAAGTTCGCGGACGAGACGACCCCAGCGCAGGGTCGACGCAGGGTTCGCAAGCCTGAGCCCGTTGGTCCTCCGGTGCCTGAGATTGACGACATCGATCCGAACGACGCGATCGAGTCCATCGCACGCACCACGGCGGCAAGCATGGCCGACCGTCTGCGCGAAGTTGCGCGCAGGATCCTCCAGGCTGCGGGAATCGGCGGGGCTCTGCCTCCTGACGTGGCGGGTACCGTTGAGTCTGCGGTGGTCGACCTGTCGCACGGTGTTGAGACGGTGCAGGCGCAGCGGGACACGAACACGATCTTCGGACTCGGGCGCATGCAGATGCAGCGGGCGATGGGCAGCGACAACCCAGATGGGCCGCTCTACATGTTCAGCAACCTTGCGGAGTCCGACACCTGCCAGTTCTGCGAACAGTTCGACGGACAGACCTACGGGCCAGATCAGATGGCGTTCTTCTCCACGCCGTTCGCGCTGTGCGAGGGAGGCGACAACTGCAACTGCCTAGGCATCCAGATCCGGTGAGCCTCGGCTGATGGCTCGCCCGCCACGGACCACGCTGCCTGACGGGATCGGCAAGGAGGCCGATCGGGTGGTCGCGCTGCGTGAAGGGCTGACGCCTGATGCGGTGCGGAAGATGCGCCACAAAGCGAAGATCCCCTCAGCCCACGGATGGGGAGGGGATCGACGTTCGAAGGACTGGCGGGACCGAGACTAGCCGAACACGTACCCCTCGCCGCCGCAGTACGAGCATCCCCGCCCGACTCCGTCGCAGTAGCCGCAGGGCATCCAGGCGTGGGGGCTCATCTCCTCGTCCTTCATCTTCTCGTCTAGGGCGTCCTCGCGGGCGCACGTGCATCGGAGCGCGCTGTCGGTTTGGGTGGCGCAGCGTGGGTGGTGGTTGTCGTTGCTCATCTCACAGCCAGCGGTGGGGGATGTCGAGGTCGGCGGGGATCTCTCCCTCGCCGTGGCAGGTGTGGCATCGGTGCGTCTTCAGCTGCCACTCGTCCTGCCCGATGCAGACCTCCTCCGGGAACTCCCCGTCGCCGTGACAGGAAGGGCAGATCCTCACCTCGTTGCTCTCCTCGTGCTCTGGGGCGTAGTGGTCGGGGTCGTAGAACATGCTCTCTCCTCCGTGCCCGGTACTAGGCCCCGGGCGGGGCGCTGGGGCTCTACAGGCTCGTGCGGAGGCCGGTGGTGGACTCGATCACGCTCTTGACGTTCGAGGCGTAGACGCCGGAGAAGGACGCCACCTCCTTGATCGAGAAGTTCCGGCCCCGGCCCAGCTTCAAGAAGTCCATCGTGTAGGTGTCATCACCGGCCAAGGTGATTTTCACGTAGTTGGCCTTCCGGCTCCCGCGGAACTTGAAAGAGAGCGCGGTGCCGTGGTCGATCAGAGTGTGGGCTCCGAGCATTACGAGAGCGCTGCCGAGTTGGGCCTGGATGGTGCGGGCGATGGTCATTGTCTTTCTCCTTTGGGGCTTCGTTGCCCCCCGTTGGACTATTTATAAAACAGCGCCAAACCGGGCGCAAGCAAAAAAAACACTCTCCCATCAAAAAGGGCTGTGCGTTATTTCCCATTGATACCCGGCAAGCGCCTGGCGCAGCCTTACGCGGTGAGCCCCGCTGCCCTTCGCACATCTCCGCTTGCCCTTGCCGCGCCCGACGACGGGCCGCGATGGGTTGAGGTACTGCGGACGGGCGTCCACAAGTCGCGGTTCGCGGGCGGCAAGTCCGCTTCTGGGCATTCCGAGGCGACCTTCACGCAGGCGGACCTGGAGAGCGCCGTCCGTGGCTTCCAGATCGCGCAGGCTGAGGACTTCTTCCCGATGGGCGGCGCGCCGGTCGGTTACGACCACAGCGAGTTCGCCGCCGCTCTCCGCATGGTCACGGGTCAGCGTGCTGATGAGGGCGAGGTCTTCAGCGCCGCAGCCCAGTATGACGACATGCGGGTGGAGCCGAACGCGGACGGCGGGTACTCGCTGATGGCGCGGCACAACTACACCGACGATGGGCGCAAGCGGGTCCGAGCTGGCGCTTTCCGCGGGTACAGCATCGACATCGCTCCTCCGGGTGTCATGCAGCGACGGGATGGCACGCCGATCGATGAGTGGGTCCCCTTCGGCGGGACCCTGACCAACACCTCTTTTGTCCGGGGGATGGCACCTGTCGCCGCCTCCGAGAAGACCCCCGCGCCGACGAGCGCCAACACCGGAGCGACCGCGATGAGCGATCTCTACACCAAGATCCTGGGCCTGACCGAGGGCGCGACCGAGGGGCAGCAGCTCGCCGCCCTGCACGCGCTCAAGGAGCAGGCTGCGAAGGTGCCGACCCTTGAGAAGGCAAACGATCACCTCATGCGCGAGCGTGACGAGGCGCGCGACAAGATCGCCGCCCTGTCCGAGCGTGACCGCACCCTGACCCTGCGTCAGGCAGTCCACGACGGGCGGATCTCGGTGGCCGACGCCGACGAGGGTGAGAGCTGCCTCTACTGGGAGATGCTGCACGCCCTCGGTGAGGAGAAGGCGAACAAGGCGTTCCCCGCGGGTGCCATCGCTCAGGCCCCTGCCGTTCCGCGTGAGACGGTGGACCCCGCCGACCGTGGCTCCGAGCCCGAGGATCCGTTCACGAAGGTGAACGCCCTGGCTGAGAAGATCGCGAAGGACGAGGGCATGGACAAGGAGCAGGCGTTCATTCGCGCCTGGGACCTCGTCGCGCCCGCCCCCACCACCCCCGGCGCGGAGGCTTAGAGATGCAGAAGTGGAATCCCTTTGTTCAGACCTTCAAGACCGACGCGAACTTCTCGTCGGCCAAGTGGCACATCGTCAAGATGGACGGCGATGACGACCTCGCGCTGTGCGGCTCGGGTGAGCTGCCCGTCGGCGTGCTCACCAACGACGTGGGCGAGGCCAACACGGATGAGAAGTACGTGAGCGTCCAGGTCGGGCAGGTCGTCAAGGTCGAGGCAGGCGCCGCGATCACCGCAGGCACGCTCGTCATGAGCAACGGGACCGGCGAGGCCATCCCCGTCACCGACGGTAACTACGCCCTCGGAGAAGCCATCCAGGGCGGCGCAGACGGCGAGTACATCGCTGTCCTGTGGTCTGTCTCCTACTACGAGGAAGGGTAACCTCCCATGGCCAATCGCAGCGATTTCACACAGGATCGGTTCCTCACCCGCTACGCGCGGATGCTGGCGCCCTCGCCCGAGAACTTCATCGCCTACAACCCGCTCGCCTGCCCGGTCTTGGACGTGGACACGATGACCGGCAACTTCATCGACGTGGCTGGTGGCTTCGCCTCCGAGTCGCCGTTTGATGACGGCGTCATCGCGGACGGTCAGGACCGCCCGAACCTGCTGAAGACCGAGATCAGCAAGGTGGACGGCTGGAGCCTGAACCAGGTCGGCCTCGGCGTCACGGTGAACAAGAAGAGCCAGATGTTCGCGGAGGGCAACGGCAACGACCTGCGCCGCGCGAAGACGGCCAGCCTGTTGAGCAAGATGCGGATCGTGCGCGAGCGTGTGCTGGCGGATCTGGTCTTCAACACGAACACCTTCAGCGGCTTCACCGCCGCCGTGGGCACGCAGTGGGATGCCTCGGGTTCCGACCCGAGCGCCGACGCCGCCGAGGCTCACAGCCTCATCCTTGAGGCGTCCGGCGTGATGCCCAACACGGTCATCGTCGGTTACGAGGTGCACAAGGCGCTGATGACCAACGACCGGATCTTGGAATTGTGGAGCCGGACCAACGCGGTCTCCGGCATGGTCTCCCGCGAGGTCATCGCCGCCGCCCTCGGCGTCGATAACTACATCGTGGGTGCCGCGTCCAGCAACACCGCCGCTGAGGGCCTTGCTGAGTCCAAGTCCTTCATCTGGGGCAAGTTCGCGCTGTTCTGCCACATCGCGCAGAGCCCGACGCCCTACACGCCGCAGAGCTGCATCCAGCGGTTCCGCTCGCGTGGCGCGGGTGACCCGGAGATCCGCCGTTACGACCTGCCCGGCAACTACACCGAGCAGATCGACGCGCTGTACTGCGAGCAGTTCACCGTGCCCACGCCGTCGCTGGGCTACCTCTGGTCCTCGGTCGTCTCCTAATCGGAGTCAGGAAGGGAGAGCAACATGGGTGCATTGCCCGAGATCTATCCCCGTGACTTCGGTGGCAACGGGATCGAGCGTCTCTCCCCGACCGTCACGGTTGGGGCTGAGTCCACGAACGTCATCCCGGTGACCTTCTCCTCGGGCCACGCGTCCGCGGAGGCGTTCATCGCGGAGGTGTATGACGCGAACACGGAGGTCAACGACGCTGCGTTCAGGCTGGCCGAGACCGGCGACGGTGCGGAGGTCAGCACGACTGCGAAGGCGCGGCTGATCTTCACCACCTCGGCTGCTGGCGCTGCGACGATCAGCATCACCGACGTGGCGGGCGGGTCGGGCACGACCGTCTACCTCTCGATTCGGCGGATCTTCACGTCGAACGATCGAGCGGTGGACGCCGCGCCGCTGTACGTCGCCGCCACCTTCGACTAGTAGAGAGCGGGAGGAGCACACATGGCCCGCTACTACGTCCCGAAGGGCCGAGCAATCGGCAACCCAAATGGGCGCGGCGTTATCCGCCACGGTGACCCCCTTCCACCACTGCCGCAGAGCGCGATCGACCGGTTCCTGGCCGATGGCTCTCTCGCGGTGGTGGAGGAGGAGGTGGCTCCGTTAGGTCAGGAGATCGCGCCTGCGCCCGAGCCTGAGCGCCTGCCCTCTATCAAGCAGATGCCTGCGTTCCTACAGGGCAAGACGCGCGCTGAGATCGAGGCCATCCAGGCTCGTGACGGGCGCACCTCTCCCGCCGCTCAGCGTGTCTACACAGACGCCTTGGCGGCTCTGGACGACTGATGCGCGTGCTCGTCGCAAATTCATGGCTGCGGGGCTCTCTGCGCCTGCCTGACGGCTCACAGGTGCGTGAGGTGGCTCCGGGTTCGGAGTTCATGGCAGACGACGACAACGCCGCGCGTCTGCTCCGCAAGGGCGCTGCGGTCGAGAAGCCTGCGCCGAAGCGTAAGAAGAAGAAGGCGAAGCCCGCCGAGGAGGCGTGATGCCGTACAACGCGGACCTCGCCACTGCTACCTCCTACGCCCCGCAGATCGGCACGCTGGGCTCTACCGGATCGATCACCTCCACGCAGGGGGCGGTGATCTGGAACAACGCATACGACAAGATCCGCATCTGCCTCCGCGAGGTGGGCGTGGGCGACACGTTTACCGGCGGATCGATCGGTGAGGGCTGGGCGCAGCGCGTCGAAGGCATGCTGACCTCCGGCGAGATCTTGATGGCGAAGGGAAGCCTCGGGAAGCGCGGCGAGGGCACGCGCTCTGGGGGCAGCGGCGACACCACCGCCGAGCGTCTCATCCGCTATGCCATGGACGAGCTGAACCGCCTCAAGGAGGATCGGCAGCTGCGCGAGGTGCTCATCTCCGCGGGCGGCAGTCGAGAGAACCTGCCTGAGTCCCCGTTCGGTTCGTCCGACTACACGGACGGCAAGGATCCCGATTTCAATGACACGTTCGGCCCGGGTGGTGACCTGCAGTTCATCCCGCCGCCGACGTTTCAGGACGGGGACGACCTGTAATGGCTGACGGGTTTACAGACTCGATCCAGATCACCATGGAGCCGGGCGGCATTGCGCTGTTCCGGGGCTTTGAGAAGTGGGCCGATCTAGTCAAAGACCCGATGCGGCAGATCGGGCCTTACGCCACGACACTGATCCACCGACACCACGCTCGCACCTTCGCCTCCGAGGGCTCGGGCACTGGCGACGGCAAGCGATGGGCTCCGCTCTCTGCCCGCTATGCCGCCGAGAAGTCTCGCGCCTACCCCGGTCGCCCTCTGTTGGTAAGGACCAGTGTGCTCCGGTCGGCTCTGACAGGGGGCGGTCGCGGGTCGCGGGTGCGGACGACCAAGACGACCCTGGAGGTGGGGGTCAAGGGCGAGCCCGCCGGATACGCTGGATATCACCAGAACGGCACGCCGATCATGCCTGCCCGACCTCCGGTAAAGTTCGACCGGCGGATCCGACCTGGCACCCTGCCGTTCGTGCTCTCGCAGATGATCCAGCGCGTCGTCGTGGACTACCGGAAAGCAGCCCTAGGCGCGAACGCTGGGGTCACGGATGCGAAGGTTGCTGAGCGGCGCACCGGCTCGCTGCAGAAATTGAGCAAGGAGCGGACCCGCTGATGCCTGTCGTCGGCGCGCGCGCGGTGGTGGACGCTGCCGACTCGTTCCTCAAGCAGAGCGGGGGCAACTTCCTCTCGTTCAATGACGAGCTGGCTGCCTACCGCTCGCAGCGGGGGCTGACCTCGACGCAGTTGCCCGACATCGCGACCTTCGGCCTGTATGCCTACCTCGGCAGCGCGGTGCAGGGTCCGAGCCCCTACATGGTCGTGGAGTGGGACGGGTCCGACCCCGAAACCGCGAACATGAGCCACAAGGTGCCGCACCGTCTAAGCATCTACCTGCTGCTCGTAGACCACGACATGGATCAGCCCACATGGGAGAACCTCGTCGGTCGTGCGCTGGAGTACGATGCGGTCATGCGGACCATGTTCCTGCGCTCGACGGTGCCGGGGACCTACGGGTACACGCTGAACAACGGGGGCTCGGGTGACGCCAGCGGGCGCATCTCCCGCGCGACGATCGAGACGTGCGAGATCGCCGTAGACCCCGAACTGAACTCGCTGAACGTCTTGATGCGCTGGGGCCTGACGGTCGTGGCGATCGAGGATTGGCCTGGAACATAGGAGCCTGAGATGACTGGACCGAACCGAGGATCCCCGATCTACCGGAAGCTGTTCGTTGACCCTGAGTCGACGTTTGGCACGCCCGCCACGCAGTACCCGGTGGCTGCGGACGCGCTGCGCATCATCGGTGCCTCCGTGAATGTCAAGCGCCCGTCCCAGGCGCGCGAGGACGCATTCAGCACAGGCACGCGCAACGGGTCGATCGCGCTCAAGGAGACGGTCGAGTGGAGCGCCGACTTCTACCTCTACACACCCGGCACGGCTGCGACTGCTCCCGACTGGGCTGACCTGCTCGTCAATGCGGGGCTGATGCAGCAGACCGCGGCAGTCGCGAACACGGCGGTCAGTGGCTCAGGAGCCACCACCACTGTGATCCCCATCACAGAGGGCACCGGGGCCAACTTCACCGCGGGCGTCTCGTGCGTGACGATTAGCGGGGAGACGCGGCGGATCGCCTCGATCAACACAGGCGCAAACCCAGACGAGATCACCCTAGCCACGCCCCTCTCCGCGGCCCCTGCGGACACGACCACGGTCACCAGCGGGATCACGTTCAGGCCCCACGATGGCGCGGACGCGGACCCTGACGGCTGCACGCTCTGGATCTTGAACAACTCGCACGCCTGGAGGCTCACGGGAGCAGTGGCGACCAACGTCACCGTGAACGGAGGCGGCGACGGTGCGATCACCTGCACGGTGACGGGCCGCGCGCGTGAGGGTCGTCTGCAGTACACGGGCACGCTGAACGGCGGGATCAACGACTCGGTGCTGTCGATCGTCGTCGCCAGCGTGGACATCGTCCCCGACGACGTCAGCGCCTCGAACCCCTACTACTTCACGATTGACAAGGGCGAGGCGTCAGAGGAGAACGTGAAGGTCACGGCCAAGAACACCGGCACGAACACGCTCACGGTGGTGCGCTCCTCGCCCTCCGGCTCGGCTCACTCGCATAGCAGCGGCGCGCTGATCGAACCCTACCAGCCTGACGGCACCTACGCCGGATCCCCGGTCCCCGCAACTGGCGGTCACTGCTACCTCGCTGACGTGCTGTCCGAGGTGGAGACCTTCGGGCTGGACGTCGACAACGGGATCATCCCGCGCGAGGACGTACACGGTCGATCCTTCAAGATGTCGGACTACATCCAAGGCATGCGGACGGTCACGAGCCGATCGGAGTCCTACAGCCGGTTCACCCCGGAGATGCACATCGTCCGCGATGCCATCCAGCGCGGATCCGTCGAGGTGTTCGCCCAGCAGGGCGAGGCCACCGGCAGCATCGTCGCGGTGGAGTGCCCCGCCGTCTACATCGAGGTGCCCGACTTCACCTTCGATGAGAACGAGGTGAGGCTCTCCTTCAACGGCGAAGCGCGCGGGACCACCGAGGACGAGTTCTTCATCATGCTGGGCTAGCGCCCGCCCGCCCGGGGTTGCCGGGTGACTTCCATCGGAGCACACACGAGATGGAGATCCAGACACTGCGGAGCTACCAAGCGCCGCCCGAGACGTACATGCCTAGCTACGCGGGCAACCATGAGAGCGATGAGCCCTTCAAGATTCACCACAGGCCCCTGATTCGGGGTCTGCAGTTGGAGTGGTTCAAGGTCAGCGGCGAGAGCGCCGAGATGCGAAAGGAGGCGGGCAACGACCCCGCGGCCCTCTACTCCGCGCTCATCGAGTCGGACCAGATCGCTCAGGGCTTCCGCGACCGCTTCATCCGAGCGCACGTCGTGGGTGCCTCTGGGCTGACGGACGGAGGCGAGCCGATCGAGTTGGAATCGCTTCACTCGCTCCTGATTGATGTGGCCGAACTGGGCGGCGAGGTGATCACTCACATCCTGCTCGGCGGGCAGATGTCGGAGGACGAGGGAAAAGCCTAAGAGCCGCTCTGCACTACCTCGACGCGCCTGCACTGGCTTGGAGCGACGAGCAGAAGCAGGCGGCTCGGGAACAGCAGGGATGGACGGGGTGCAAGCTGTGGAGCAGATGCAGCAGCGGGAAGAAGTGCAAGAGGCGGGACGGGTCGTGGCGCACCCCGCGCACCCTTCCGTCTCGGCGGATGCTGCCCGATGGGTTCAACGCAAGCGATCGCAGCATCGATCACTGTCCCGACGATCTCCCCTCTCGCGTGTGGAGTGCGATCCGATCGTGGTCCGACGTCCGAGGCGGCGAAGGGCGCACCCTTCCGCAGGCGGGTCACCCGATGGATCAGCCTGCGTGGCTGTTTTCGGCATTCCAGATTCTGGACGCGGAATGGCAACTGATCACGCTGGCGCAGCGCGAGGAAGCGCGGAAGCGTGCATCCGAGCAGAAGGGGTGACCCATGGCTGACGCAGTGGCGATCAGGTTCAGCGCCGACACGCGAGCCGCGTCGAAGGGGATCAAGGATCTCGGCAAGGACCTTCAGGGCCTTGAGCAGGAGACGGACGGCGTTTCATCCAACATGACCGCGGCACTCGCGCTGATCACGGGTTCCGTGGTGGCGCTCGGTGCTGCGCTCGTCGCGAATGCCCGAGACGTCGCTGCCCTGGGAGACCAGATCGCGAAGACGGCGCGCACCGCTGGCCTCGGTGCGAAGCAGTTCCAGATCTACGCCTTCGCAGCCGAGCGCGGGGGTGTGTCTCAGCAGAAAATGACA